CGAGAAGTGGATGAAGCCGAAATCGCCGAAGCATCTCGGTAATTTTCTGTGGGAGGTGTGAAGATGTCGTGTTATACAAAAGAACAATTAGAAAATATGCTTGAGGATGTTGTCAATACTCTTGATTTATCTCAAAATGTTATGGAAATACATGGGCAAATAGGCACGGCACCAGCAGAACTTGTTAAACTAGTATTACAAGAGAAGGACATAAAAATAAGAGTGTTACAAAACAATTATAATTTGTACGAGGTGTGAAGATGAATCGTAGGACATACAAAGACATAGACATGATGAAAAAGTCTGATAACCAAGTTGAAATGTTGCGCATGCTTTTTAATTCACATTGTTGGACAATGTTAAATATGGATGTGAAAAAACAAGTCGTGATATGGTACGATAAAGTGAATATGGAAACAGTTGTAGAGTGGGAGTAAAACAATGAAATGCTCAAAGTGCAAAAAAGAGCACGATGCATTTGGCGGGCACATATGCGCCGGTAGAACAGTAGCTGCTATAAGTACTGACGCGATAAAATATTGCATAAAATGGGTATCTCCTGAAATACCTAAAAAAGATTACAAGGGAAACATGCCATCAATTGCCCGCGAGCAACTCGCCGCACTCATATCAGAAAACTCGCAGCTAAAGGCGCGGGTACAAGATTGTGAAAGTGTTAGGTCTATGTGGCAAACAAAATGTGTCACGCTCGAACTGGAGTTGAAGCGGTATGAAGGTCATTTGTACATATCAGCGGAAGAACATAACAAGCGTATTTCCACGCTTCAACATCAACTTGATGATATGCAGACAAAAAGCGACGAACGCGACAAAAAAATAATTGATGAGGCTCAACGCTACGGCTACGCTCTTCGTGTATGGGTAAACGACAACATCTCGCTAGACGGATTACATTATAAAATGACGTATGACGAAGCGGCAAAAGCGCGATATGGCAAGGGGATTAAAAAATGAGCGATAAAAAGCGCATAGTTATCTGCAACAAGTGCGGCAAAGAATTTGAGACAGACGATGACGATGTATCAGACTACCTGCGCATAGATATATGCGACAAGTGCAAGGATGGAAAATGACAGCAATAGTTATTATCACTTGTTTTATAGTCGTACTGAATATCATAATGAGTTGCGTTAAAAAAAACATAAACGCTATTTTTGGATGGTTGTGCGCTTTTATTTGGTTTATTTTATTTACAACACTGAAAGGTATAAAATGATTAACCTTAAAACATTATTTTCAGATGCTCTTAACGATATAAAATATTACCGTGGCGGATTGCCATGTTGCTTTTATCCTGAAATGCAATGGAGAGAGCTATGCCACATCATGCCGCGTAGTAAAACGAACATGAAAGCGTGTGCAAAAGTATTCGGCGATAAAAATATGATCGATCTACCGTTGATAAACGTGTTGCCGGGGAGTCGATACGCTAACCACGAAGGGTATTGCGTAGTGCCTAAAAAAGTATTATTTGACGTATATATAGCGGCTCAAAAAACGCTTGAGCAATATAATAAAAAATATGTTTCTATTACGTCAACTAAAACATTATCGAAAAACATATACGCGGCATTTTATAACGTAAATATTGACGTACTGCTAAAAGCGCAGGAAGAGTATCAATATCTAGTACGCAACGCTTTTAAGGTTGAAAAAATATAATATGGAATTTACAGTACTAATAACAGACGATCACAAATTCGATCCTGACACCGAAAAAGACAAGCGTACGTATCGGAAACTACGAAGCAACCGTCCGGGAACACGCTTAAAATTTAACGTATTTGTCGATCGGTCGACAAAACAATGCCGGATGCTTTGGGCGATATATAAATACATGCGATTTGCAAGTGAAGTATTTAGTAAAAAATATGCTACGTCTGAGGCAATGCACGATGCGCTCGTTTGGGAATATTGTTTCATGTGCCCGGAATACCTTGTAGATAAAAAAGTGTATATTGACGGTAAAATGGTTGATGCAAAGGTGCGCTTTTCTTATAGTTTAAGCGACGGAGTAGACAGTGAAGGAGCGAATCAATATGTATCGTGGGTGCTAAACGACTTCGCACAAATACTCAAAATAACCGTTGAACAGTTGAAACAAGAATCGGAAAAACATAGGAAGTATGAAGCATGATACAATATAAAACATTGCAAGAATATGCTGATGAATACAAAAATGAAACTTCTCGTATGCCAAGAATGACGAATGGTTTATGGTAAATATCTTTTGTAGAATGGTTTTGTAAACTTATGAACGAAAATAATAAATTCGGATCGAGGATGTAATTGTTGACAAAAAACAAGTAATATACTATACTGCAATCAATAAAAAAGTATGAGGTAAAGATGAAAAAGCCAAGGATATTAATTTCAACGCATTACAATTGTTTACGAAACATCAAATCATCTATTGCTGCATATAACCTCGGATATGAACTCGAATTGATAACACAAGGCGACGGTCTCGGCCTTGTCCGCGAACTCATGCACGACCACATCTATAAGTCAATAAGAATTTGGTCAACGCCTTCACAACTTGAAAAATACATGGAAGAGTCAAACGCCGATATAATATGGTGCCACAACGAACCTGATTTAATGACAGTTCTTGCTCACTCACCGAATGTTAAACGCGACCGAATGATAATTCACGATTGCCATGATTTGCCAACGCTTCACCCTGAATATACTAAAAACGAAGAAGTGAATGAACAAGAAATGATATCGATGACAAAAAGCGATATGGTATTTGTTCCGACGCAAGATTACGTTGATATAACAGAAAAAAAATATGGACGAAAAGAAGGCGTTCATGTTTTATATTCATGCGCGCCGAGCGCGTTTTTTCCGAATGCTGATATGCCCCGCGTTAATGGGATGTTGTATTGCGGTCAAATAAATGTTCCGTCGATGGGAAGTCGCCTTGCATATCGTGACGTTGTACCGCTATTCCGGTATTTGACTGCACTAGGAATCGCATCGCACATATACTACACAACTCCAAATATCGACGTAACTCCGTATATTACCGCCGGCGCATGTACGTATGGTGTCCTTAAAATGTGGGCGGCAATACAACAATATACACGATACGACTACGGTTTTGTAGGTAGCAACGTTGAATGTGAGGAAATAAAAATATGCATGCCAAATAAACTTTTTGATTGCATGGCAGCTGGGATACCGCTAATATGTCTCAATGCTGACACCGCCGGAAAGTTTTGTATAGATAACGATATCGGAATATCGGTAAATGGACTTTCAGCATTACAAAATGTTCCATGGGGTGACGTATCGATGTGGGAACGCATGAGAAAAAACGTGCGCGAAATACGGCGAGAATACACGATGGAAAATCAGTTAAAAAAGTTATTTGACAAGGTAGGAATATAAAATGGATATTCGCGAAATACAACGAAAAGAATTACCCGCTGGTTATTACGATGATGCGTATAAATTCTCGTACGATTGGCAACAGTATATAAAACTTGCCGATAAAATGGTTGAGCAAATGAAACTCACCGGCGCAAAAGATAAAAAAATAATTGACGTAGGCAGTGGCGTAGGGTGGTTTACCGACCATTTATATTTCAATGTTTCACGTGAAACATCTGGTATTGATTTCAGCGAAGTTGCGATAATGCATGCCAAGCGTATGTATCCATGCTGCAAATTTATATGCGGAAGTGTGTATGATTATGATTACAGCGGATGTGAAGTTGCTGTTATCATGGAAACGCTCGAGCATCTTGAAAAAGATATTGAGTTGATAGAAAAACTACCACAGGGATGTAAAATATATGCATCCGTCCCGTATGAGCTACAACGAGATTGTGCGGCACACGTGCGAATATTTAACGAAGAAATAGTACGCGAAAGATACTCCAAAGCAATAGATATTATTTCTATCGCGCAAGTTGACCAATTTTTACTGTTTTACGGGGTAAGAAAATGAAAATAAATATAAAATATTTTGCAATTTTATTTATATGCACATTCTTCGTATCGTGTTTTGACGAAGAAAAAAGTAATGAAATATTAAAAGGTGAAACATTAAAATTTGATATGAAACAGATAAAATTAAATAATAATAAAGAAATAAGTGGTAGTTGTTTTTTTGTTTTAGGATTTGGAGGCGGGAGTATAAAAAGTGAAAATGAAAAGTTTTATTTTTATGCTAAAATGGTTAATAATAACTATGTACTTTGTAGTATAGATGTAAAATATGTCATAATAATAGAAGATGGGAGTAATTGCGTAGAAATTGATAGATCAGGATATAATTGTTTTATTAGAAACAGATTTTTAGAGGATAGCATGTTTGAAAGGTGTAATGGAATTAATTCTGTCCATAATCATATGATTATGTTACATGTGCCAAAAAATTCAATAGCTTTTGATTACAAAATAGACTTGAAGGGAAATTAAAATGAAAATAGAAAATGACATTATAACTATCGATAGACAATATAAACTTGAAAACGGAACAATAATAAATAGATTTTCTCACGTTGTAAAAGGGGCAGAAATTGGCGATAATTGCATGATAGGCGAGCATTGCTATATAGCAGGTGGCGTAAAACTTGGAAATGGGGTTCGCGTACAAAATGGGAATAATTTATGGGATGGTGTAGAGTTAGGAGATTATGTATTTATAGCTCCGGCTGTTGTGTTTACAAATCATCATAATCCGCATGATCGACATAACCATAATAATTTTGTAGCTGATAAAACTATAATCGGTGAGCGGTCGACACTATGCGCTAACTGCACAATAATTGCGCCTAAAGTAATTGGTAAAAATGTAGTAATAGGCGGTGGAGCACTTGTGCTTGTAAACGTACCAGATAATGTAAAGGTTTTCGGGCGCGTATGTAAAAACTCATACGCAAGCCTAATACAAAATGGTACTGCAATAAAAGGACGGCTTGATGTAAGCGGTAATTTTTATACCGATTCGAGTAATCAACAATGAATCACGTAATAATAGGACGCGGACAAGTCGGAAATGTAATAAAAGAAAACCTTAAAAGCAAAGCGTCTATACATGACAAAGGCGAGTGGGAACACTTGCACGGGATGAATAAAGAAATCGGCGTACTGCATATTTGTATACCGTATACCGATAGTTTTGTATCGATAGTATGTAATGCAATAGACGTATTTGCACCTGTGGTTGCAATAATACATAGTACGGTAAAGGCAGGAACGACAAAAGAAATATCGTTAAAATGTATTCCATGCAAGTTATTATATTCTCCGGTTAATGGTCGCCATGCCGATAATTTTGCAGATAACGCTAAAAAGTATACGAAACTGTTTTCCGGTAACAAGCATGCTTATGAGCTTATAAAAGATGAATTCTTTTTCAGTACACTTTACATAAACGAGAATACCGATCAACTCGAATTTAGCAAACTTATGTGTACGACGCGAATGTACTTTGACTTGGTATTTCAACATGAATTACACGATGAATGCAGAAAACGAGGATATGATTACCACTTTGTATACGACACATGGACGCGGGTATATAACCAAGGAATACGGGAAGAACATAGCAACTGGCAACGTCCTATATACGACTACGTGGATGGTTTACCGGGCGGGCACTGTCTTCGGCAAAATTTGCTACTTGACGATAACGCAATAATTACATATCTTAAAAAGTATGAGGACAATCATGAGAAAAAAAGCAGTTAAAAAAGTATTAAACATTGCAAAAAAGCAAGGTGTATCAACAAAGTCAGGTATGCGTAAATTGAAATCGTGGTATGCTCAATTGCCACACACTGAAAAAGCAAAACATGCATAGCGCATTCACCGAAAAATTCCCGATCGATAAATTGATACCGTATGAGCGCAACCCGAGGCGCATATCTCAAAAAGCTGTTGACAAAACAGATACAATATCGTATACTTATGTTAATAAACCGAATGACATCGGTAAAGGTATTGCAATGAACAATTCAAACCGCTTTTTTTCGAGGTTGCTGAATGCGGCGTTTCCGCATACCTACGCCATGTCATCGTTCGGCAATCTCAAAAACAGGCGGTTTTTATGAACGAAATATCAACTGAAAAAACAATGACAGTGCGGGAAGTTTCGGAAGCTCTTGGGTGTAGTGAACGTGTTGTACAAAAACACTCTTCAGCAATGGGTATAACACGTAACGGAATAGAAACACACCTAAACGACGCGCAAGTAACTGCCATAAAATTACGTATAGAAAAAAGCGGAAGAAATGACCTCGCACACGTATGCGAGCTACCAAAAATCAACACAGAACTTGAAATGCTTTTGATGCAAAAGAAAGTTGATGAATGGAAAGACAATCGAATATTACAATTACAAAATCAATTGAACGTGGCTATTCCGAAGGTTGAATTTTACAACGCCGTTACTGATAGTACGGATGCGATTGATATTGGAGAGGCGGCTAAAGTACTAAATCTTGAATTCGGTCGCAATAAACTATTTGAGTTTTTAAGAGAACAGGGAATATTGATGCATGATAATATTCCATACCAAAAATATATTGATGCCGGATATTTTCGTGTTATAGAATCTCGGTATACTATACCTACTGGGGAAACAAAGATAAGTTTAAAAACGGTTGTATATCAAATCGGGTTAGACTACATTAGGAAACTTGTATCATGAAGATAGCGTTCCCTGACATACCAATAGAGCACATACAATGAGCGATGAAACAACAACACCTGATAAACAAGTAAAAAAACACGTATTACCGAAGGCCATGGAGAAAACGAAGTGGGTAAAAGGGAAAAGCGGCAACCCTCTCGGAAGAAAGCCGAAAGAAGATACCATGTCTGACTGTATACGGGAATACCTTGCCGGTGAAGTAAAGACAGAAAACGGTGAAAAGCTCACTCGCACTCAAATACTAGTACGCGGCATGTACAAAAAAGCAATAAACGGTGATCCATCTATGACAAGGGAACTTCTTGACAGAGGCTTTGGGAAAGTAGCGCAAAAGATCGAAACGACGAAAAAAGAATCGTTTTACGATATGAGCGAAGAAGAGATAGACGCTTACCTCACAGAATATGGCATTGATCCAAAATCAATCAAATAAACCTGACTTCGCTTGTTTGCATGACGCGAAACGGGCAGCAATAGCGCGTAACGATGCGAACGCTTTTAGGGAATACGTCATAAAAAACGATAGAGATGGAAAATTCGTCAAACAAGAGCCGCTGCATACGTCATGGGTATCACATATTGAGTATTGCAAGTCGATAGGGAAACATTGCGCCATAATCTCAATGTGGGGGCATGGAAAGTCTGTACAGGTAGCGATAGCAGAATCGTTGAGAATAATCGGTAAAAATCCGAATGTACGCATAAAAATAATCAACGCTATTGACCAGTATGCAATCGATCGTGTCAAAACGTTACGGAATTACATTGAGAACAGCGAACAATATCATCATGTTTACCCTGATATACAACGTGGTGAAGGTGACTGGACAGCGCATCGTATATATGTGCAGCGTGATAGTATGTCCATTGACCCGACTATTGAGGCGCGTGGGATACTGAGCACTGGTATATCTGGCCGTGCTGACGTGCTTATATTCGACGATCCCGTTGACGTGGATAGTATAACAAGCGAAAAAATACGCGAGAGCGCCCGAATGGCATATCGTAATGTATGGATGAGCCGACTGGTAGACACTGGATTCGTGCTTTATATTTGCACGCGCTGGCACGATGAGGATTTGACAAAGGAAATTATAGACAGCGGACGTTATAGCGTGCTCATTCAGCGCGTCTCGCAGGATATGACTAAGATCACTCAAGAACGTCTGTGCGGGAAGGAAACGGAAAAACTAGAAGACCTTGAACCGTGCTCATTTTTTAACACTGAAGCGTTGAAAATAAGGTACAAGGAAATCGGTGAGGCCGCATTTAATCGCGGATTCCGGCAGATGGGTGTTACCGAGGGCGAGCTTACATTTCGTCATTTTGAGAAATGCGTTGTGCGCGGTATCAATGCGCCGCAATCGCAGAACCATTTTGTCGGAGTTGACCTAAGCGGTGAGAAGCGGAAAGGAAATGTGATATGCGTGGTCGGCGGAACAAATGACCTGTCTCAAAAGTGGGTAGTCGACATACAGAGCGGAAACTGGTCATCGCCCGATACAGCTGAGCGTATCGCCGAAGTCTATAAAAAATATAAGCCGCACGTGATCCTTGTAGAAAACAATGCGTATCAACAGTCTATCATTGACTGGATGTCAACAAAAAACTATCGCGGGTTGCCTATCATGCCATTTACTACAGGGAAACAAAAAGCGAGTGAGCTTATAGGACTCCCTGCGCTCGATGTGCAATTTGAGCGCGGCCTATGGCAATTTCATGCGCCCGATCACGAGGCAGGATGCAAATGTGCATGGTGTCAATTTGCGCGCGAGATGAAATATTATCCTATTGCCGACACGTCTGATAGTGTCATGGCCTTTTGGTTTGCTGAGCGTGCGAGCGTGCTATATGGTAACGCCGGCGCAGCGTTTAAAGATATTGATCCGATAAAAAACGACGACATACATAAAAAGCAAGTTATATCGAATATCCGTGGTATCGGTCAAAAGCAGTGGTAGCACTTGACAGTTTGCCACTATCTATGATATACTGACAGCATAAAGTAAACGCCTACGGGTTAATCACGCACACATGTTTCGGGTGGTACCGTTGGCTATCTTCCAGTCAAAAAAGAAAACGCAAAATACAGAGACTCCGAAGAGAGTTTCATTCGGTGAAATAGGTTACACGGGTACAAAGTTTTTCAGCGGATATATATCAGACGAAGAATACCTTACAGAATTAAACTGGCAAACTGGGATCACTGTATATGACCGCATGCGTAAAAGTGATGGACAAGTACGCGCAATACTGCAATCAATAATTTTACCGATACTCAATGCACGTTGGTATATAGAGTGCGAAGAGGATAACGACGAAAATACGAAAATAGCGTATGAGCTTGAGCGCAATATATTATCGGGCATGGAAATACCATGGGCTAATACACTACGACAAATATTGTCACATCTTGTTTTCGGTTTTTCTATTTTTGAACGTGTCTACGAGATAAAAGACGGGAAGGTATCGCTTAAAAAGCTTGCTCCTCGTATACAAAAAACTCTACACAAATGGAACGTTGATGAATACGGAATGCTGCAAAGCATTGAACAATATGTAACACGCCCGAACTCAAATACAAAATATATTACAATACCGAATGACAGAATAGTTGTTTTTGTAAATGACATGGAAGGCAGTAATTACCAAGGCGTATCAATACTTCGTTCGGCATATAAACATTGGTACATCAAAGACGAATTATATAAAATCGACGCGATAGGACACGATAGGTTTGCCAGTGGTGTACCGTATGCAAAAGAGCCTCTCGGAGCAGTACAAGGAGATATTTCTCGCGTCGAAACTGTCCTTTCGAATTTGCATAGCCGCGAAAAATCATGGATGAATGTGCCTAACGGGTGGGATATCGGCATACTCGAGAAGACTGGCAGCAATGAATCGATAATAAAATCAATACAGCATCACAACGAAGAGATAGGCAAAAGCGTTCTCGCGCAATTTATTAACCTTGGTACAACTCAATCGGGTAGCCGGTCACTCGGAGAGTCGTTCGAGGAACTTTTTCTCATGTCAATAAATTCCGTTGCTAATAATATTTGCGACACGCTTAATGCAACGGTAATAAAAGAGTTGTGTGAATATAACTACAAAATAAAAGACGGTATGTACCCGAAGCTAAAATGCGGTACGATAATGCTTAATCCGGGCGAATTTGTAAATGCTTTGAAATTGGCAAAAGACGGCGGTATGTTACGCCCTGATATTGACATCGAAAACCACGTGAGGGAATTATATGGACTGCAAAAAGTCACAGAGGAAGAGGAAGCTGAAAGAGAAGGCGAATCAAATAATACTGAGCCTAATAGTGGCGATAAAAATAATAGCATTGATGCTACAGGCAATAATAGTGATATACCTGCAAAAGATAAAACGAAAGATAAAAAAGAAATAGAGTTGCATGAACATAAACTCCGCGAGTATACACGCCGCCGTCAATTATCTGAAATAGAAACAAAGTGCTGCGATATAAGCGTTATTGAAAAGCATTTTTCCGAAGGCGCAGACAGAAACTTAAAAGCGATAGAGAAAATACGCGAGAGTCAAATAGCCGGTGTTGCTCGGCTAGTTGTATCACGTGATCCTGCAGACATACGCGCCCCGGGCGTAGGTGATATGTCAAAAGCGCTTTATGAGCAAATGGTCGTATCGTATGAGCAAGGTAAAAAAGACTTACGCGGTGAACTCAAGGCACAAGTAAAACAAGGTGAAATAAAATTAGCTGAAACACTTGGTGATAGCGATATGCTTAAGGCGATAAAGCGAAAAGCAAAAGCTGAAAGCGTATCTATGGGTAATAAGTTGATAAACGCGGCACTGTGGCATCAAGGGCGTGTTCCGCTCGAATCAACGGACGATGAAGCTGAAAAGTTTATTGCTACTGCACTCGCTGACATTGGCACACGTGATATTGAGCGATTTGCTGCAGCAGCCGCGAACTATGCGTACGGTCTCGGGCGCGAAGAAACGGCAAATGAAAATGAAGACCAAATCGAATACGCCGTGTATAGCAGTATACTCGACGATAGAGCGTGCGAGAATTGCTTACCGAAAGACATGGTCGAACATGAGCTCGACGATCCCGAGTTTGCAACGCCTTCACCCGATTGCCTTGGCGGTGAAGGCGCATGTCGTTGCGTAAATATCTATAAGCTCAAAGGCATGGAAGGCGACTTCGCTACAAAAAGCAAAAGCGATTACGAGAAAGACAAAACTGCAGTTGACGAAGGAACTCTTGACGCTGATAAGATGCGGGAACGATACGAACTACCGAAATATACGGAGCCTGAATAATGTCTAAAATAAAATCGCAGGAATGGATTGAAAGTCTTATGCTCGGAGAGGCTGATCCAAAAGAGGAAATAATGCTTTTCCCTTTCGGTGAATTCTCGCATCCTCGCTATGGGAAAATGACTTTTGACGTTCAGTTTTTTAACGAGGTAATCGATAACTATAAAAATAATGTGCTCGGCATACAGCCGTTTATTGATCAAGAGCATGATACCGGTAAGGCACTTGCGTGGTTTGATGAGCAACCGTATGTACGTCAAGGCGTAGGGCTTTTTATCAAGCCGAAATGGACTCCGCTTGGGAAACAATTACTCGGAGATAAAATATACAAATATTTCTCTCCATGGTTCGAGGATTTCAAGAGTCCTGTTGACGGTAAGGTATATAAAAACGTTTTGCGCGGTGGGGCAGCGACAAACATACCGTTCCTCAAAACAATGCCTGCAATTATTGATGACACGAAACTATCGGAGAAATCCGTTAGCATATCGCTACACGAAATCATCGAAAACGTACACGGTGCCACGGACGACAAATCCAAGGCGCAAACGTCTACGGCGAAAGCCACGGACGAAGAGACCGCACAACGTTTGCATGACAAGGGAGCGAATAAAATACTTTTGGGAGGTGTCTATATGACACTCGACGAAGCTCAAAAAGAGAATGAAAAGATTCTCGCTGAAAGCAAAAAGATATCAGATGAAAATGCAGCGCTCAAAGTGCAACTCGCCGAAGCGAATGCAAAAATTGAATCATCGAAAAAGCTGAGCGATGAAGTCGTTTCACTCAAGCAAAAAATTGTCGGTATTGAAGCCGAAGCTGTTATGTCGAAAGCTCTTAGCGAAGGGCGCATACAGCCGAAGGACAAGGAATACTGGACGAAGCGCCTGTGCGAAACCTTTGACCGAACGAAAGAAGATATCGAACATTTGCCCGTGAGTGTGAAACTCGGCGAATACGGTATGGAAGGTGAAGGCGCAGAAGAAGGCGGAGATCCTGCCAAAATGCTTGATGACAAAGTACGCGCGTACGCTGACGAAAAAAGCGTATCGTACAGCGCTGCTTATGACGTCATCGCACGGAAAGAAAAAGACTTAGTCGCGAAAGTTGCTGCTACGCAATATTCGCGCAGGAGATAATTATGGGAAAGGCTTTTGAAAGCGAACAGATTACAATGTCATGCTATAACACGATGACTACGACTATACAGCCGTATCATTTTGTTAAGCTGTCTTGTACTGCGACGCAAGTACATTCGGTTCGGCTTCCGTCAACGGCTCTGTCGGCACCGACGCTTGGAATATCGCAAGAGGCAATTAATCCATCGACGTATGGACGTATTGCTATCAGCGGTATATCGAGACTCAAGGTCGGCAGTACGGCCATGACGATGGTTGTCACTACGGCAAATCATGTTGCGGCTAATGCCAGCGGCCATGGTATCCGTGTCGCTGCGACTACTACGTACACACAGGCAACGCAATTGTCTAACGCGGCTGCGTCTGATATCACTGCTGTGATACTCACGCCTATGTGCGCAAAACGAAAGATTTAAGGAGATAGCAAAATGGCTATATCAAGAGCAACTGTACAGCCCGTCAATCCTGTACTAACACAATTCGCGATTGACTATACTAATGCCGAGTTCATTGGCGACAAGATTTTTCCGAAAGTTTCTGTCGGCCTTGAAAGCGGCACGTATTACCTTTTCAGCGGGAAAGATCGGTTTACCGTTCCGCCCGCTATGCAACGCGCGCCCGGGGCGCTTTTCCAACGCGGAACATGGAGTGTTTCAAGCGGAACGTATACGTGTCAAGAGGACGCGGAAGAAATTCCGGTCGATAAGCGTTTGCAAAAAACTGCGCTTGCACCTCTCGATCCGTTTCGTGATGCGTCTGAAATCGCTGCATCTCACGTGCTTTTACGCCGCGAGAAACGAATTCTCGATGCGATAACGAATACGACTACGTTTACATCGTATACTACTGCCGTCGCGGCAGCAGATCGTTGGGATGACCCCGGTAGTGATCCTATTCAGTATATCCAAACGATTATGGGTACTATCCGAACGAATTGCGGAAGTCTTCCGAATACGTTCGTGATACCGCTGAACGTTTGGTTTTACCTCATGAACCATGACGTTGTTATCGATCGGCTCAAAAATACCGATGACAAAATTGTCACCGAAGCTATTTTTGCAAAACTTATCGGTATCGAAAACATTCTTATCGCTAAGGCTGTGTATAACAGCGCGGAAGAAGGTCAAACGGTTTCGCTCGCGGAAACGATGGGCAAGTATGCATTTCTTGCGTACGTTGAAAAACGTCCTGCGCTTATGCGTCCGTCTGTCGGTTATATCATTGAATCGAGTGGTTTTCAGGTTGAAAATTACTATGAAAATCAGAGCGATTCTGATATTGTTCGCGCGCGTAATTGCTACACTCTCGAATTTACTGCGCTTGACTGCGGGTATCTGTTGTCAACCGTAATATCGTAAGGAGGTACTATGAGTACTGCAAATTTACGATACAACAAGAATAGCACGTGCATAACAGCGCTTGCAAAAGTTACGACTACCGTGACGATAACTACTGCCTCTACTACAAAAACATATACCGGGTTTTCTACTGCCGGATACGGTAGTGGCGTATTTATCACGCGCGTTGTAGCTAATGCCAGCGCTGTAGCGAAGTGTTACTTGCAAGGTGCTTGTGATACAACTACCTATGCAAATATCGCAACGCTGCATACCGATTTGACAACAACGGCTAATAACAAATGGAAATTTGTTGAGGGCTTGCCGAATTATTGTCGAATCGCGCTTGCCAGTGCTACGACTACAACTCACATGCGGATCGGCGTCAAATGTATACTAAAGGTGATCTAAGGGGGATTATATGTCTGTAACTCAGCTTAGATACAATCGAAAACAAGCGGTGCAGTTGATGCCGTATGTTACGACTAATCTAACGTTTACGACTACGAACACTTGGAAGTACGGAAGTGCTTTTAACGTGGGTGGTTTTAACGTTGGAACTGTAGTATTGAGAACGTCTGCAAATGCATCCGGCGCTTGCGCTGTTGTTTTGCAAGGCGCTGTCGATACTACAACGTATGCAACAATTACGACAATGGATACTGACATTACTACGACTGCGAATAATGTCGGTGCAATTGTTGAGGGATTGCCGCAGTACGTGCGTGTCGCGGTGCGCAGCGGAACGACTGCCACGACGCACATGAAAATCGGTGTCAAGATCATGAAGCAAGTTTGTGTGTAAGAGTATACGGAGGGGTGGATAAATCCACCTCTCCATTCTCTTTTTGGAGATGATATGCCTGTAACGACATATACTGCAACTGCCCGCGTAGAGGCTTACAACAGTAAGCGCAAGTACACTACGTCGAGCAAACCTACATTGACGCAGGTGTCGTATATCATCGCGGATGTTTTTGCGGATATGAATCAACGTATGTCGGCAGTTGGAATATCAGTTCCGGTATCCACGTCTCCGGCAACAAGCGCATCCGGTTTTCTTAAAATGGTTCACTCTATTGGGGCGGCGGCGTTTATCGAAGAGTCTGCGTTCATGGGCGGTAATAAACAGGAAAGTGATCACGTAAACGGGTTAATGAAAAAGTACGAACAGTACATGAAATCAATCGAGACTAATCCGAGTATCATATCAAACAGCATGGCATCTTTTAACTCACTCGAATATTCAGATGTTGACGAACAGCGCGATAGTGAACCATTTGAACGGAGCGTAAACAAATGGTAATAGCTAACATTATTGGTACTCGCCCGCAATACATAAAAGCTGCGTTGATATCTAAGGAATTAAAATCACGCGGGATAACAGAATTGCTTATAGATACCGGGCAGCACTACGATTATAATATGGCTGGTATATTTGCTGAAGAATTCAAATTGAACGTATACAACTTAGGCGTATGCCATAACAATAGCATACAACAAATTTCTGAAATTATATCATGTCTTAATTCGTATTTATCTAGTAAAAAAATTGATGTCGGCATTGTGTATGGCGATACTAATTCTGCACTTTCCGCTGCGATAACTCTTAAAAAGCTTGGAATACCTATAGCGCATGTTGAAGCAGGATTGCGCAGTTATGATGATCGAATGCAAGAAGAGCACAACAGGATCATGATAGATCACATATCCGATTTACTTTTTGCCCCTACTACAACATCGGTAAAAAATCTATCGCGCGAAGGAATGTGCAAAGGAATATACAATGTCGGTGATATTATGTATGATAGTATTATCGCTAGTAATATTGTATGCAAAGAGCCTTGCGATTATATTCTTGCTACTATACATCGCGCTGAAAATACAAATGATATCGAAAATATTATATCAATATTGCATGGATTTGCTTTATCAAGAAAACGTATAATGTTTCCAATGCATCCAAGAATAAAAAAAGCAATTGAAAATATGAAAATTGAAATGCCTTATAATGTTGACGTTATAGAACCGCAAAATTATAGCTCAATGTTGAAGCTGATTGCCGAAGCTGAAAGAGTTATAACAGATAGCGGTGGAATACAAAAAGAATCGTACATACTTGGTACGCCATGCATAACAATACGAGAGTCCACCGAATGGACCGAAACATTGCGAGACGGGATGAACAAACTATGTCCCATTAATACTATTGCAATCGCAAACATGCTGACGGGAAAACGGAATAAGAAAACGCCACAAAAATATTATGGCGATGGTAAAGCATACATGAAAATAATTGATATCATAGAGCGTGAATATGCTTAATTTATCAGTCAAAAACGTTGAAGTGATAAAAGCAAAAATATCACTATTTACTGAGCATATAAAAGACTGGCGTCCTTTGTATGATATTTTCCGCGACGAGTTTCATGCTATTATGCGCGAACAGTTTGCGAGTGAAGGCGCACACGGTGGCGCCGCATGGAAACCGCTATCATCTGCTTATTCGGCATGGAAAGCAAAGCAAAATGTTGGACGATCAATATTAGTATTCAGTGGGAATTTAAATTCATCGCTTGTTAAAAATGGTGATCCGAACGAAGTATTTGAAACTGATAAAACAAGTATGAAAATAGGAACAAGCGATAAAAAAGCTGTATGGCATCATTTCGGTACTCAATATTTACCGGAACGTAAGATAATAAAATTCTCGAAAGAGGACTCGACGCGATGGGTAAAGCAAGCGCATGAGTGGATTATACTGCAATTGCGCGGTGCAGGATTAGGAAAATGAAACATATTGAATACGCCCTACTCGATATAAAGACTGCAATTACCGATCACTTGCAAACAAAATTGACTGCAATACAAACAGAAATGAACACGCTTGAGGGATTTACAATAACGCTTACAGCTCCTATATCAACAGCGTATTATATCCATGAGCTTGCTGCCATAGACCAGATGCCTGCAATACAAATCATTGCAGACAATACAAACGTTGATATTCCCGGTGGAAAATGGAATGACGTAGAACATAAAATTATTGTTGTATGTCATGTAGTTGCTACCGAAGGCCGTGAAGACTATTGCGCAAAACGGGCAATGAGATTTTCGCGCGCGATAAACGAAATAATACTTGACCATCGCACTATTGACGGATCATACATGAACTGGTATGCTACAAGCGTTGATTATAAGCCAATGATGACAAATGGAAATGACATGAAGCAAGAAGTATGGATTAATACCGTAGTTAAGATGATCGAAAACGCATGAGGAGTGCATAACATGAAAAAATACATAGGTGGTCGCTTTATAGGGAATGAGCCGATACAGTTCGGTGGAAGCGGTCGCATTGCCAATCCGGGAGATGTGTGCAGTGAGTTGCCAGAAGACGAAGCGATTGGCCGGCATGATTTTGAACCAGTGTACGAAAATGATGAAGTTAAAATAAAACAAAAATCTCAAAAACGCTCTGAGGAGGAATAACCATGAGCTACTATCCAAGCAATTTAGGCTATATCGGGGTGGCCTCGCAGGGCGCACAGAAGACGACTGCAAAAACTACGATGAAAATGTATATACCGGTTTTGTCGGAATCATTTGCACCGGAAATCGATGAGGAAGTTCTTGTCGAGGGTGGAAACGGAAAATACAAAAAGACTGCACTTAAAACGCAGCACCGTGAGAAAGTCGGGTTCTCATGTTACGCGCGGCCGAATATTTCGGCGTACATGTTTGCCGCGTTGCTCGGGAAAGATACGGTCGGTGCAGGTGCGGTAACTACTCCGTACACACACACGATAATAATCAAAACAACCGACCTTGCTACGACACCTATGCAAAAATGGTTGACGTTTGACAAAAAGTTTAACGCAACTAATCTATCACGGGTGCGTTCGGCAAAAATATCGTCGATAACGTTGGAAGCAGAAGCTGGCCAGCCAGTTAAAATGACTGTCGAAGGTACTGGGCTTACTGCAGCGATACGCACGACGGTTGCGACTGATACGTATGAGACGGGTAATCCATTCTCGTTTTACAACGGTGTGTATAATGTCAATGCCGCGACTACATCGAATCTTGATATAAAATCGTTCTCAATAAAACTAACTGCAAAAAATGACGAAGGAATTCAAACCGTCGACCTCACACGCCGTGAAATTATCAATCACGAATTTGATGTCGATGTTACAATCGGATTGCAGTACACCGATTTGACGATATACAAGAAAGCAAATTATGGCGCGGGGGCAACGCATACTGCTGACTATAGTGAAGGCAGCGTGTATATCAATCTCAACTACGGTAGCGGTGTATCTCGTCGCCGGCTGAAACTAGATATACCGAAAGTGCATCTGAAACCGCATGCGATACAAAACGATCCGGCAGTTAAAACGATGGAACAACCGTATAGCGGGATTGCATTTAAACTCCCGACTACGGAACTCGTTACCGTTACGTGTTGGAACGCTATTACGACTACGTTGCCGCTGTAGGATAATAAAATGTCGATACCGTCAAACACTGGATACATGATGCTCGCAAAACAGACGGCGCAAGGCGTTGTCGCTACCCCGTCTATTGGTATTGCGTATCTCGATGATGGCGCGAATATCGCGATGGATTATCAGTTCCAAAATAACGGAGAAGATATTGCAGTAAACGCAATAAAAATGAAACACACGGAAAAATTCGCGTGTGGAGTGAATGCAAGACCGGATACTATTGCGTATTTGCTTGCATATATTCTTGGCGCTGATTCTGTAGCAGGCGGTGGCGATCCTTACACGCATACGCTCACGCGCGCGGACTTAGGCCGTCCATGGCTAACATTTGAGCGCGGATTAAACGCGACATTACAACAGCGATTGTACGACTGCAAAATAAGCAAACTATCACTATCCGGTGTTGCCGGGCAGCCGATAAAAGCGGCGATAGAAGGTGATGCGCTTGGCGTTGTACTTCGGACAACGGCTCTCACCCCGACCTATGAGAGGCGGGAGCCGTTTTCTTTTTACGATGGTAATGCGCGATTTTCTTATGCTGGTGTAGTCATAGATACGATCAAAAGATTTCAGATCGATATGACTGTCGATGCGCTTGGCGGATTGCAAAACGGAGAATACGAAGTTGTTGATTTGCCGGACTTCTCTTTCAACGTTGATGTGCAGCTCGAGTTTTTTCCTGACACGTTTACAAACTGGAAAAACGTTGCGTATGGCGGTGGAACTGCACGTGCTGAAAATATCTATACGGCGGCACTCGATTTCGACTTCCGATACACTGAGAGCGCGGCAGATGATAGACAACTCAAATTTGCGATACCGTCTATTATGTACAAAAGCATCGGCGGAAATACGCTTACATCCGGGGCAGGAACGATGACAGAAAATATCGCTGGTGTAGCGCAAAAACTTGCGACGACCGAGTTGATTACGTATACTGTGAAAAACAGCCTTGCGGCTGATTTAATTTAAAGTAAGAGGAGAAAAACATGCCACTTGTAATGAAAGAATTCTTGACGCCGGATGATTACATTGAGGACTTGAACGGTGATAAGTATATCATAACAGCCGATATACCACGTGAGATATACGAGAAGTTTTCTGTCGTCATTGAAGAAACTTCGCAGTTAAATTCCGGTAACTTCACTGCCGAAGAATTTAATAAGGCTCTTGACAATGCTAGAGGAATAACAATAGCAATACTATCGATAAAAAACGACGCAAGCAATGTTGAAAAGTTTATTAATGGAATGAGCCTTAATGCTTTTATACCGGTATTTAAATATATCGGCGAATACCTCGCAAACTCTATCAGTGGAAAAAAAAAATAAGGCTTAAGAATATTATGCAATTAGTAAAAGAATACAACGGAGCGATAACTTTGCGAGATGTACTTGAATCGCATCCCGTGCTTGAAAGCATAATGCTCGAATTGCATGATAACGAAGTATCTCGAATAAATAGAATAAATACTCAAGGCGAAGCATTGTCTATACAGCGTAGTATGAGAGGACGCTAGTGGCGACCGTTGAAGAATTAGTAATAAAAGCAAATGCTGATACCATAGCTGCGCAGAATGGATTAAATCAACTTAATAAATCATTATCAAATATATCAGATCAAAAGCCAAAACAAGAATCGTTTTTACAATCAATGCAAAAAAACTGGGCGCTTGTTGCCGGTGGTGCGTTTGCCGCATATCAATCGCTAAAAGTTGTATTCGATTTTATGAAAGAATCCGTGCAGGCGGCCGCGGCACAGGAAAAAGTATGGGCTGAGCTTGCCGGTGCGATGCAAAAGATTGGTGTATATACAGAAAAGGCGATGCAACACAATAAGGATTTTGCATCGTCAATGCAGCTTATGGCGGGCGTTGCTGACGATGAAATAAATAAAGTACAAACTCTTTTTACACGTTTCGGTGTTAGTGGTGAACAGCTTGACGCGTTAACAAAAGCAACGATTGATTTTGCGGCCGCTACTGGAAAAGATTTAAAAATTGCAGCTGATATGGTATCACGATCGATTAATGATACCGGAGAAAATGTAGGTCGTTATAAAATAGGAATAGATGGTGCGGCAGGCAGCACAGAAAGAATGACAAGCATCGCAGCAAATCTAAATAAGCTTTTCGGCGGTGCGGCGTCTGCGGATATGGAAACGTTTGCAGGTAAATTGAGACGTGTGCAGGTAGCCGGTGACGATTTAAAAGAAACATTTGGAATGGCAATGATGATAGCATTAAAGCCGTCGATGGATCAAATGCTTAAATTTTCTACAGCGAAAGATACTATTGACGGTGTATCTATGGCAGGCCGTGGGGTTGTAGTAGTTTTTGAAATATTGAGACTCATAATGAATAATATCACGCTTGTATTTCGCGCGTTTGGCACTATCGGATATGCTGCGTTTACTTTGATAAAAGGCGCGGTTGACGAAGTAAAAAAAGTTATACAGCCGTTCGCAGATACAGCTAGAAAAGCATTTGATAGCATAAAAAATGCTATAGCGCCTGTTGTTGATAATTTGAAACAAGTCGGCGCTGAGAATTTGAAAAATGCTGATTCTATAATTGCTAAAAACCCTATACTGAGTGAAGCTCTTAATGTTTTGAAAAGTGGATTTATCGGACTTGGTCAAGGAACTGTAGAGGCGTATCAGAATGCTGGTGTAGCACTTGTAAATTTATTTAATGAAACAACCGTTCAATTGCAAGTACAAAAACAACAGTTTCAGGAAACTGCGGAAGAGGAAGTTGATGCACTCGAATTAATTACACGGTCATTCACAAAGAATCAAAAGAAAATGTTTGAAGATCAATTAACATTTGCTAAAAGTGCTACTAGTGGAATAACAAATGTATTTTCGAGCATGTTTTCGACGTTAATAGAATCTAATAT